AACGTCGCGCAGGGAAGTAGCGGAGCTTTGCCGACTGGAAATGCAAGCGGTCAAGTGACGGTCGCAACACTCACGGCAGGAGCAATCCAATCGTTTTGGGATTTTCTTACTTCGGGCCTAACAACTGCTGGTTCGATCGGAAAGTGGATCCTCGACAACCTGAACGCAACGGTAAGCAGTAGGGCCAGTCAAACCAGTGCTGATGCAATTGGGGCAAAAACAGTCAACTTACCTGCAAACCCTGCGGCGGTTTCGGACATTCCAACGGCTGCTCAAATCGCCGATGCTGTCCTAGAGGAAAGCGTCGACGATCACGATGGGGTTGCTCACAGCCTTGCAAAGTACATCAGCATTATTAAGAAGGCAAACACGATTGTCGAAGGTACTGTGACCAATGCAGTGACGCCAACGACCACGAGCTTTTCGAGTAACGTGAACTACCCGACCGGGGCCTTCAAGCACGCTGTTTTGGTGTTTACAAACTCGGCGGCGATCAACGAGCAGAACAGTCCGATTCTCGGCTACGTTAATACCAATGGGGTGTTCACGGTCGAAGAACCATTTACCGTTGCTCCTACTGTTGGCGATGAGTTTATTATCAAGCCAACCAACCACGTTCACTCAATCGCGGCTATCCAAAACGGTTTGGCTACCAGCACAGCGTTGGCCGCCGTTGCGATCAAGTTTGCAGGGATTACGTCTCTAGCCAACTGGCTCGGAGCCATTGCAGGTAAGACCGCTGACTCGACCACTCGCTCGCAGATCAACGCTACAGCAGCCGGGGCGAGCTTCAACGAGACGACAGACTCGCTCGAAGCGATCCGAGATCGCGGAGATGCGGCTTGGACTAGCGGTGGTGGTGCTGGGGGCGTCACTAATCTCACGGTTGAAGACCGGAGCATAACACTGGAGTAGCCATGGCTCGCATAATTCGCAAAGTATTCAAGGTAGACGGGGTTCCGACTGACGTTACTTCCGCATTGCTATCGGATCCAACGGGTACCTTTGGGGTCAAAAGGAACGACACAAACGCCGTAGTTGTGGCTGATGGAACGGCAATGACCTTGGTCTCTACCGGAACGTACCAGTACGAGTTCAGCGATGTGGTCAATGTCGACTACACCGCTTACGTCGAGTTTGTTTATGACGGCGCAACGTATCGCTTCGAACTGGACTTCCCTGCTCGCACGAGCTCGGTCAGCGGTCCCGCAAGCTACTCAAGTTTGGTAAGTAGGGTTGGTCACTATTTGTTCGGCGCAGAGGCAGGTGCGGCGTTTTCGCCTGATCAGCTTACGCGGATCGGCTATTGCATCAGCGATGGATTGCGGCGTGTTTACTCGGCGCACGAGTGGTCTTTCTTCAGACCCTTGGTGGACGTGGCGACTACGGCACCCTACGCAACGGGAACTGTAACCGTGGCAGCAGGTGTTGTTACGCTCGTTGGAGGGACGTTTCCTTCGTGGGTGGCAAACGGAATCATTCGCCTTGCAAGCAAATACTACTCAGTGGCGAGCCGGCAAAGCAACTCGCAGGTAACACTCGACGATACGACTGTCACGGTGTCAAGTGCGTCTGCCTATCAGATCGCAAGAACTGACATTCCTATGGACGTAGCGTTCGATTCGATCGCAAACGACAGCGACCTCACGTTTTACCCAGGTCCAGACCAATGGTATCCATCGGTGAAACAAAGGCACGACACGACAGTTAGAAAGCTCGAGACCGAAAACACAGAGTTCGGGCGACCTTGCTTCTACTCAGTAAGGACCGATCGATTCGACCCAACCGTGGGGAGCCGAAAGTCGCTTGCGTTTTACCCTGCGCCTGATGCAGCTTACGTCCTGCGGGTTCCGATGATCTTGCGTCCAGTAGATCTGAGCGAAGCAAACCCCTACCCCATTGGAGGGGAGATGTTGAGTCAAGTCATCCTGGAGGCTTGCTTGGCTTCGGCAGAGCACAACTACGAGGAGAGGGAGCACGTTCACGAGAAGCGATTCCTGGAAATGATCGCTTTAGCCATCCGAAATGACATGGAACGGTCAAGTCCGACAAGTTTAGGACCAGATGCACCCCGCGGCGAGTATGGAAATCGTAGCGTTTTCGATTATGATTACCGTAGCCGAGAACAGCGAATTGGACGGTTGACAATTGGAGGACAGATTCAGTGACAACACAACGATACAGTGCTCAGATTCCAGCGGTGACGATTGGAACCTCGATTGCCGCGAGTTCAGTAATTGATTTCAGTAGCTCCGAAACTGGGAGGGTACATATCCCTGCGGGTTCGTCTCTGACGACATTGAACTGGTATGCTAGCTTGACTGACAATGGGGTTTACACCCAAGTCAGGGATGGCTCGAATGCTGACGTTACGTCGACCGTGGCGGCAGGGTACAATTACGCGTTCCCAGCGGCTTTGATTGGCGCAAGTTTTTTGAAGATCGTCGGCAACGCTGCGGGTGTTGCTGGCATCACCATGAAAGATTGATTTTTTACTCAAAGGAGAGTAAGCATGTCGGAGCATAATATTTTGAATGAGTTGCTTGGTGCGTTTAGCAGTAACGGTCCTGGTTTGGTTCCGTTGATCGCTTCGACGGCTGGAACTCAAATCCCTGACGAGCGGTTGGTTCAGTTCGTCATCCCAACCTGGGGTAACGCGAACAACATCTTGATTCTTCCGAATCCAGAGCCAGGAAAGATCGTCATCATTGCCGGCGCGGCAACTGGAGGCGAGTTGCGAACCACGGCTCCAGCAACGATTGCGATTAACGGAGGCACTGGTGCTGCTGCTGAGTCGGCGGTTGCTGCCAACCAGATGGTTATTTGCATCTGCGAGTCTGCGACTTCGTGGAAGGCGTTTACCATCGCCGGCAACGGAACCACCGCAGGACTCGAAGCCGCAGCTTAATCGTTGACATGCCAACCAAAGAGATACTATTCCCCTCGGGCGTGAATCGACGCTTCTCATTTCGTCAAGAAGTGGGCAGGCGCGATCGGTATTTCAGTCCTTGGTCTGTCAATTGTCGCATGGAGGACTTCCAGGGTCGCCTTCGTGGAGGATCTTGGTCCCCTTCTGCTGCTGGATCGGTGCCTGCGACACAAAGCAACTACTTTGTCAGCGGTAGCAATGCGATTGTAGACGACAGCGGGAATCGCATTGTTGCGAGCTCTGGTGTTGCTGCGGTTCACAGTGGAGGGGTGGTTTACGTAGATCCAGGATCAAACGCTCCGGCGTCCCACGGTGCTCAATGCGTCTATCGCGATCGATTCATCCGTCCTTCGGGAAGGATTATCTTCGCTAGCCGGCAGGGCGTTTACACCGATTGGTCGTTGAGTGCTGACGTCAGCGACATGGCGCGTCCGTTTGTTATCCAGTTGTCCGAGGCTGGAGAGATCGGAACTGACATTGTGGCACTGATTCCGCACAAAGACGCTTATCTGTTGGCGGCAACGAGCGGTTCGCTTTGGGTGGTTCAGGGGGATCCGACTGCTGATGGAACGTTGCGAAACGTTTCTCGAGAAGTCGGCATGGTGGGTCCAAAGGCTTGGTGCCGTGATCACCTCGATCGGTACTACTTCCTGTCGTCGCATGGTCTTTACACCGTGTCGGCGTCTGGTGACGGTCTGCAAGCGATCTCCGAGGATGTTGTCCCTGAGCAACTCACAGGGGTTGCTGATGCGTCCACTGTGCTGGAATACGACCACGAAACTCGGTCGGTGCGCATTCATATACCGTCAGCGGCGGTTTCCTGGATGTTCGATACCGAGCGCATGGGGTTCTGGCCGTTCAAGGTTGGGAACTCCAGCTCGCATGTCGCTCTGGGTCCAATTCAACTCGGGAACAGCAACAGCTACGGCAGGTTGATTCAGTTGCATGGCATCACCGCTTCTGGGAGTGTGAATGTCACCTGGAGGGTTATGGTGGCTGATACGGCAGAGCAAGTGAGCATCAACGCCAAAGCGGCGATTGAGGCTTTGGTTGCTGGCACTACGCCATCGAATGTTCACAGTAGCGGCGTTTGGACGGCAGGTGTAAATCACCGTTGCTACCCTCGCGCCAGGGGTAAATACATGATCCTGCTCATCTCGGCTGCAAGTGGCAACTGGGCGTGGGAAGGTGCGAGTGCAGTGATAGAGCCTTCTGGGGCGTGGAGGTAGATCGTGCCTGATGTGACATTCTCCGAATGGATTGCTGGCTTGCCAGTCGATACGCTTACGGGACCAGAAAAGGTTCCGGTGCTTGACGGCACGACGTCTCGTCATGTCACGGCGACATTGCTTGCCGCATTTGTCGTCGACACGCTCCATCAAGCTCCAGTGATCACAACGGTTGCTGACGCCGATGAACTCAACGTGTTTCAATCGGACATCGAGTGTCAGTCGATCGCTTGGTCGACGGGCACTGCAACAACGTCGACCATTTGCGTATGCACCGCAAAAAGGATGTGTCAGTCGATCGCTTGGTCGACGGGCACTGCAACGCAGGCGTCACAAATGCCGTCTAGGCTTGCACTTGCGTCTTAAATTGCGAGCACCCCCTAAAAACGAGACGCCGAAGCCATACCGTCATATTCAGATACCAGCGCAAACCTTGCATCTACAACGCATTACGTTCACGCGAGC